TGTTTGACCAAGTTCCGTAATTGTGAATAGGGCATTCTTGCCACAGTTTATGATGTCGGCGTTTGCAGTAAATGCAGTAAATGCAGTGAATGCAGAAGCAGCTACAAACAGGATAAAACGCATTTGGGACATTGCGATCAGCATGCCGTCATAAATCAAATTTTTTGAAGTTTCTTGAAATACTGTACTCCTTGATTTGAAGAATATGGTATTAGAGGTGTTTCATCATCTATAAAGATAACTGCATCCCATCCCTTACTTGATTCTCTTATAAAGTATTGTCTTGGATTTTCTTTATCTACTTGTGCACTTCCTTCATATATATATGTAGGTGGTGGAGAATATAATACTAATTCATTATTATATAATGATTCTTTAATACTTATATCTACATCTTGAAATTCTCTTGCTGTATTTGAAATATGTAGACCATGATATGTTCCATTTGTAAATGTATTTGCTATGCAAATATATTTATCTTTGAATGATTTATTGATATAATGTCCCATACCCTCATTTTTAGCTAATTTATTAAGATGAAAATTGTGACATATAATAACTGCTTTTACACCTTCAGTATGCTGTGCTTCAAATAGCTTGTACATTGCCTTAAATCTTTTTTTAGGATCTGGTATCATATATTTACCCCATTTTCTATAAATTCTTCCAAGTTCAGAATCATCTGATATATCATTTTCAGTATCATATGACTGGGCATCAATTCCATATACCTTAACATTTGGAGTATCATTAATAAACTCACAAAGTTCTTTTGTGGGTCTATTATCAAATATCCATGATATTTTATTCATTCTTGAAGATAGATTTTTTCCTGATTTATTTAATGTTTTCACACGAAATACATCAGCTTCAAAAAATACCTCGCGAATATTATGATCTTCAATTAATTTTTTAATGACATTCACACGAAATTTAGAATTCTTGTAATTTCCATGAGTTGCTTCTCCAAGCCCTATTATTTCATAATCTTTTACTAAATTGATAACTGAATCCATTATCTACCTTATAATATATAAATATTAAGGCTCAAAGGTTGCGTGTGTCTTATACATAATGACTCACCTAATCCTCTCTAACACAAATACCTGGATCTCTGTTGCTGCGCCGAAAGGCCATGACCCGTGCTGGAATTCCTCGGATGTATGGAGATATTCTGCACTCTGGGTTATGGCCAAGGAGAAGGGTTTCTCCGAGCAAAGAGCTGAGCAAGTTGCAGAGGCGATTGTAAATCGTAGACTTTATCCAGGTCTTGTTTATCAAAAAGATCTGGAGAATGATATTCTGGCTATTTATGTAGATGGGCAATTATGATAGATTAGTCTATATATATCTTAAATATGCTATTCTTATTGGTATTGTGCTGTCATTTGTCTCACTTATTATATGTTCTATCCTTGTCTTTGACACGTATTATATTCAGATTCACCCCAAACAGTTTCTATCTGAAACAATTCTAATGGGTGTATTAACGTCTATTCCTATAGCTTTCTTATGCTATATAAGAGGCACTACATCATATAAGAAGATATTAGCAGAAAGTTTAATATTTTTTGCTAAGATTGTTTTTATTCATATTGGCTTTCAATTAAGTGGTATTTATTCAGTGATTTTTCCTGAATCGGCACCTCCTTATTCAGGACTTTAAGGGACTCTCAAGGAACCCTTTACGGGTCCCTAGGAAACAACATAATACTCCACAAGAGCACAAAGAAGAGTGCGGTATGGAAAAAGAATCCAAGAGGAGTAGGACATCCACCTTCATTCGCAATTGTCATCCAGCCTCCTAAAAACTTCTGCATGAGTTTATAGGTCTCTGGATTTGCTACTAAGAAGAAAACCAAGGCGGTATAGGCAGAATATTTTGCTTTGAGTGCATAATTCAAGCCAGCTGTTCTAACTGGCGTGGATCCGGAAGGCATTTACTATCATTAAACATAAAAGTTTGCTCAAGAACTGTCAGAGCTTTCTTGTTTAGAAGACAAGAATAGAATAACAAGTGCTCCAAGAGGAACCCCTCCCTTTGTCACTTTATCACGTTCTTCAGGAGTTAATACCACATCTTCATATTCCAGTCCATAAAGGCGAACATCTTCTTTTGTATCAAAACATCCATTTAAGAAATATGGCTGCGTTCCAAGAATCTCTTGAAATTCGTCAGGTACCTTTGAATGATACACAATACAAGGGAACATATCAGTAAAAACCTCTTTTTCATCAGCCGTAAATTCTTGGCTATATAATTCTTCCAGTTTGGTTGAGAATTCTGGAGTCTCAGTGCCAACGGAGGAAAAGAAATAACCATCCTCTCTTATATCTTGAATCATACATTTATCTATAATATCATTAAATGATGCACTAAGATTCTCACTTCTACCACCAAGTGCATTGATTATAGAATCCATCTTTTTCATAAATTTAGGAATATCGATTGATTTCTCATTCTTGGCTTTTAATAATAAAAGTGCAAGTAAGGTATCATAAATTGTTTTATTAGAACCACCTTTTTGATTATGTATTTCACGATCACCTATGGGAGGATCTTTTATAAGATTAAGTAAACCTATATTTTTACTGGCATTATTAATTACTTCATTATCTCTTAATTCTCTTTCTATATTAGTAATTGTTGCAAGTGATCTATCAATAATCGCAATGGCAGCAACTTTATTTGCTGAATTTTCTTTATTTTCAATCTTACGTCTAATAGCTTCAAGTTTTCTTTTATAGTCATTTGTCTTTATTAAATACTCTTGTATATTTAATATATGTTTTTGAATATTATATATTTTTTCAATAGAAATTATAAAATTACTTAATTGTAATACAATATCTTCTAATTCTTTTATATCTTCTGATTGTATTTTACTTGTTTCTCTAAGTTTAGAAATTATTTCATTATAGCTTGCAATTTCTTTTTGAAGCTCTCCAGATAATAATTCAATAGCTCTTTTTCTTTTTTCTTTAATCATATTCACATCATATTCTAATTTTTGTATAGCATATTTTAATGTAAATATCTTCTCACTCATAGTGATAAGAGTTGATAAAAGAAGAACTAAATGTTCTAATTCTGATATATCAATATTCTTTTCTTTTGATAAACGTTTCAGTTCTTCAATTTCTCCTCTGAGATTTTCTTCAATTTTTCCAGCTTTCCCAGTACCAGTTGTCCAGATTAATAATTCTAAAAGCTGATTATATAAAATAATAGATTCTTCTTTTTCTCCATCCTTTTTCCCAAGTTCTTCTTTGAGTTCTTCATGTGTATAATGAGGTTTAGAATTCTTTCTCTGTTGGATAAATTGCTTGAAGACTTTTAAAATACGAGAATATTCTTCCTCTGTTAAATTTCCTTCTAATTCATGCTGTGTAGGATCATAGCCATATTGCATACACACATAACTATTTTGATCTAATACATTAATCATATCGCGTAGACCAAGGACTAATTCTTTTTTCAGCTGAACATACATAGGTTTTTCACTTATTAAATCACGCGCAGCAAACATCTCACACATAGCAAGAGCTCGCCTGTATTCCAAAGATTTCTTGAAATCGCTCCATAAATCATTAAGACCTGACTCTTTACAAGGGAGTTTTTCTTCATTTGTAAGTTTCGTATATGCAATGCGATACTTCTTCTGATAGGTTGTAGCCGTTGCCTCATTGATAGTCTTTTTTCCAAATATAAAACGAAATAAAGACTTTAATATATTTCTGCGTTTTTGCTTATCGGTATCACTCATATCTAATTCAGGATTATTCATCCAGCCTAAGTATTTGCGTTCAAAGTCAGATGATGTTAGAATTTCTGAATCTTGGGGTGGGGTATCCAACTCTATCAAAGGTTTATCATTTAATTCAAATGCATCTTTATCATCTGCACCTCCTGTTTGTAATTCTTTTTCAAAAGCATTTAATTCTTCTGCTATTTTATTCTGTTTTTTGCGCTCATCAATAGGAGCTTCTTCAACCCCATCCCCTTCAGTGTTTGTAGCCGCAGGGTTTGTAGTGACAGGGTTTGTGGTGACAGTCGCAGATTTGTTAGCCAAAGGCTCCTTATTATAATAATCAAAAGTATCCTCAATCTTAGATCCAACAGTGCTAAGAATTTGTTCATCACCCTTTAATTTATCGATTGGTGTAAAGGTTATAGTATCTTCTGTGCACTTTCTATCATCGAATGAATTGGTTCCAGCAATACTCTTTTTTAACTTCTTAGAGAAATCAAAGGATTCAGTAAATATTGTAATAACATTGTCTAATTCACGACTACGAAGAAGGCCAATCTTATACTTTTTACTTTTTCCGTCAGATAATTCATCAAAGAATTGTTTTTTCTCGTCTTTTGTGAAGGATTTTCCAAGATGTGTTATCTGATCCATGAAACTTAGATCTTCAATACCTTTTTCTAGATACGGTTTCTCTTGCTTTCCTGGCTTTCCTGGCTTCCCTGGCTTCCCTAAATTTGAACTGCCGTCCCCCATCTACTGGCAGTCCCTATAACCTACTTCAATGTCTGACCCTACTGCTAAGATTTTCAACCCTTGGAATCCTCGTAACAAAATTATTGATGATGATACCATTCGTGACATTCTCAAGAAATATGGTGTAAAAGAGGGTGCTCCGCGACCTGATTTATTCCGCCAAGCCTGTGTGCACAAATCGTATGTTGATCGTACTGAGGAGTGGGCTGCTGAGGCGGCGGATGGCCAGGAACAGATTCTGGCTGAGAGACCTCCTAATTGTCTACCACTTCAAGAGGCTGACAATGAGGAGTGTGAGTTTGCTGGCGACTCTCTCTTGGGATGTGTCGTTGCCTTGTATTTATACGAGCGTTATGCCGGGAAAGGAGAGGGATTCTTGACACGACTGAGAACACGGATTGTAAATAACAAGATGCTTGGAGTTTTGGCAAAGAAGATGGGATTGGAGCCGTGGATAGTGGTGAGCAGACATGTGGAAGATGTTTGCACGGGAGGGCGAGGCAATTTGCGACTTTTGGGAAGTATGTTGGAAGCCTGGGTTCACGCCTTGTTCAAGAATTTTGAGGATCCAAAGAATCCCGGGTTGGCATTTACCATTGTCCAGCGATTCTTGATTTCGGTCATTCAAAAACACGTGAATTTCGTGGAGCTGATTACAGATGATAACAATTTCAAGGATCAGCTCTTGAGATTCTTCCAGGCCAAATTCCACCAGCCGCCCCGATACAAAGAAGTGGATGTCTCGGGTCCACCGCATGACCGAACCTTTACAATGGGAGTTATTGATCCTGAAGATGAGACAAAGATCATTGCCAAGTCCACAGCACGTAATAAGAAGGTGGCAGAGCAGGAGGCAAGTAAACTTGCACTTGCCATTCTCGATCCTGATTCAGAATAGCCGCGGTGTCTGACTGATTGAATGATACTGCTAAAGTTAGATGGCTGCCCCCAGAGCGAAACTTTTTATTCCTGGGGTCGTTTCGGTGGCTACGAGTGCCCAGAGGGAAGAACATCCTGAAAATTCGCAAGAAGGTGATTTAACTGCATTCACGAGAGCGCCTGCAGCTGCTGCTGTTGCTGCAGCATCTGCAGCACCAAAACCCAAGGCTGCAGCTGCACCAAAACTCAAGACTGCTGCACCAAAATCCAAGGCTGCTGCAAAAGCACCTGACTCCTACGGAGAAGCCAGCAAATATGCTATTGAGATTGTTGGCCAAGAGTCCAAGAATCCTTATATGATCAAAGACTCAATAAGTGTCTATCCTCTCCAGACACGTCTCGGATTCCAGGATCAGATTCTCAAAGTCTTCTCGTCCTTTATAAAAATCCCAGAGTTTGGTGTCGAGCCAGACTTTGACGCTTGCAAAAAGCTGGGTGCAGGTGCTGGCGCCCAAGTCGAGATGTACGAATACCAGAAATTCGTCCGCGAATACGTGAGACAGGCAGCACCGTATCGCGGCCTTCTCGTTTATCACGGTCTTGGCTCAGGCAAAACCTGTTCCGCAATTGCTGCCGCCGAAGCTCTTTTTTCAGTGTCTCGCAAACGAATTATTGTCATGACCCCGTCATCACTACGTTATAATTTCGTGCGTGAAATCACTTTCTGTGGATTCCGCCACTTCCGTCTGCAAAATCACTGGTCACCTCTTTCACTCCAAGATGCTCCTATAGTACGTCTATTTGCGAGCCAAGTCCTTCATCTCAAGGACACTTTCATCAAAAAGGTCGGCCAGATCTGGGTTCCTGATTTCACCCAACCACCCAATTTCAATAGTCTGAGTGACGAAGAACGTAGACAAATTACCCAGCAAATCGAAGCCCAAATTACTTCTTCTATAACATTTATTAATTATAACGGTATCAAGGCTACAACTCTGAAGGAAATTGCTTGTGCCGCACCAGACGCCAATGGCTACCGATTCTTCGACAATTCGGTCATCGTCGTAGACGAAATCCATAACTTGACACGTCTCATGCAAGGAACTATAGAACCCTATTTGACATCACTCGCTGGCATGAAAGGGCGTAAGGTGCCCATGGAACCAGTCGCCCCTGGCCCCTGGAATCCAGAACTCTGCAAAAAACCAACAGATCCCCGCCGTCCTTATACTACTAATTACAAGCGCGGCTATCTCTTCTATCGTCTTCTTTCAGGTGCGCGCAACTCCAAAATCATTGGCCTCAGTGGCACACCACTCATTAACTTTCCAGAGGAAATTGCCATTTTGGCAAATCTGATTGGCGGCTATATCAATATCTGCAAATTCGTGGTGAGCCCGGCAACTGAAGAAAATCGCACCAAGATTCGTCAAGTCTTGATTGAAAACCCTTATGTCGATTTCGAGGAAGTTGATCTGCTTGGTGTGAATATGAACGTGACTTTTTCAGTGTTAGCGGAAGGTCTCAAGAAAGCGATAGCCCAAGATGGTACAACAGGTGTAGAGAGGATAAATACAGTCACCCCCACAATTCAAGAAACTGCCCAGACAGTTATTGCTAAACTTATGTCATCAGGTATGCGCATAGTAGGCACACCTGAATTCAAGTCAGAGCCGCTCTTGCCACCGATTGGCGAGGAGTTCCGCAATAATTTCATTAATGGTAGCAATTTGAAGAATACCGTGGTTTTGCGCAAACGTCTCCAGGGCTTGATATCTTACTATCGTGGAAGTAAAAAGGAGTTAATGCCTACTGTAACTATCGACACAGTGGTAAATGTCCCTCTTTCACCTTACGCTCAGGCCGACTACCAGCGCATTCGTGGCGAGGAAATCAATATGCAGCAGGAGCAGAAGAAAAAGAAGGGAACGGATGAAGGAGCGATTGCCTTAGGGGCGGCGGGAAGAATGGCCAATTTGTGGGCAGATATTTATGAGATTTCCAAGCTGAAGCAGTCAAATAGCTATCGTATGGCGAGTCGCCAGGCCTGCAATTTCTCATTTCCTGAGGGAATTACGAGACCGAGACCGAGAGATATGAAAGATGCTAGTGCTGAGATTGGTGATGAAACAGATGATATAATTGCTGATGTCCCTGCAAAAGAGGGTGGAGAAGTGGAACTTGAGGAAGCGGCTGCAGATGCAGATGCAGAAGCAGAAGCAATTGAAGAGGCAGCAAAGGAGGATGAGTTAATTGATGATGCAGAGAAGGAGGCTGCCAAGGAAGCCGCTGGTGATTCTGCAGATGCAGCTGCAGCTGCAGCTGCAGAAGTAGATCAGGCTATCTCGGAAGAACAGACTCTTCTCATTCCTGAGTCTGGAGCTGTCGCACCCACAGGGACATTGATTCCTGCAGCTGCTCCTGTTGCAGCAGAACCTCAAGAAGGTAAGAAAACGCTCACATCTCTTCAGACAATGAAGATAGCACAGGAAAAGAAGAAGGAAGATTGTAAGAGGGGTGTTTTACCTGGTGAAAATTATAATCTAGCGACAAAGCGCTCCAAGGATTGTTTGCGCATCTTTGCATCACAGAAACTTCGTCTCTTTCCACCTGGCGAGAAAACTCAGCAGAAGATTAATGATGGTGCACCGTCTGATCCTGAGCGACTGATGAAGTACTCACCTAAGTTTGCAGCAATTTTGCGGAAGATTCTGGAGGCTCCTGGCAGTAGCTTGGTCTATAGTCAGTTCTTAGATCTGGCGGGAATTGGTATATTTTCAGTAGTATTAGATATTAACGACTTTCATAGAATTGATATAGAAGTTGACGATGAGGGGAAGATGCGCTTTGGTCCCACTACTATCGCGAACCTCAAAAAGGGACCTGGCGCAAATCGCTATTTGACTTTTACTGGTATACAATCTTCATCGGGTTTTGCAGGAATATCTGGAAGACGGCGATATGGATCATCGATTAATCTGCGTAATATGGCGCTCAAACTTTTCAATGCTCGTTACAGTGATGGCAAATTCATAGATCTACCGCCTGAGATGTCTGAAGCGCTAGTGGCCGCAGGATTTACAGGCAATCTGAAGGGCGAACTATGCCGCGTCTTTTGTATCACATCAGCTGGTGCAGAAGGCCTCAGTTTGCGAAATGTGCGCCGTGTGCATATTATGGAGCCTTTCTGGAATCATGTGAGAACGGATCAGGTAAAAGGACGTGCTGTACGTATTTGCTCACACATTGATCTGGATTATAGCCCAGACGAAACAATAAATCAGAGAACCGTGGAAGTATATACGTATTGCTCGGTGTATTCAACGGAGGCTCTCTTGAAGCCTGATGGAAGCACAGGATTTCCGAGAATAGATCAGACGATTCTGAATACAGACGGTATGAAGGCAGAAGAAGCAAAGGCCTTAGGTTTTGATGTGCCAGAGGGGGCAAGTGAATATATTGTAACGAGTGACCAGTACTTGAATCAGTTGAGTGAGCGAAAGAAGAAGGTTCTTCAGAATATCCAGAATTTGATGAAGACAAATGCTGTGGATTGTAAAATCAATATGTATGAGAATGGCGATGATGGTTTGGGGTGCATTAAGCTCCCAGGTACGCCGCAGCAATATGCGATTCATCCAGATTTGAAGAAGGATATTGCGGAGACCAGTACGAAATATCCTGATGAATCACTTGTGAGTGATTCTGCTCCTGCTCCTGCTCCTTCGGCTGCAGACGCCTTTTCAGGAGATGCAGCTGCAGCTGCAGCTGCAAGCGAAGGAGAGCTTGCTCCTGCTCCTGCCCCTGCACCTGTGCTTGCGGCTGCTGCGCCTGCGCCAGCACCCAAGCCCAAACGCACAATCAAAGCTCGTGAAATAATAATTAATAAGGTTCCCTATCTAGCCGTCCCTGTTCTGCAAAAGGGACAAATTGTCCCTTTAACATATAACTTGTATGGTCGCGCGGATCTTAAAATGGTTAAGAAAGTTGGAACAGCTGATGCAGATTCTGATGGAAAACCCATATCACCTGAGCTATTTTAGGCGGGTAAGGAAGAATGGTATCGCCCTCGTCCAGTCCCAGGCTCGGCCAACGGCGGATCGACCCACCGCGCCACACCCTTATGAATCATAAGCTGAATATTCATCTCCCAATCCAAGCATTCACGCACAGGAATAAACGTTTGCCACACCTTTTCCAAAAATTTGCGGCGAAATAACATAGAATCACAGCAACGAAATACAAATTGATGAGGGGGAACATGAAGCGTAGTCTCACAAAAATATGAGAGCTGTCCACACCCAGTAGGCCGAGTCCCAACTCCCTCGCCAAGACTTATATAATCCCAATCAGCATTCTCATCCTTCGCACTTTCCTTTAACACAGTCTCGAGCCGCGGCAAGAAATCTTCACGCAAGAAAATATCTGATTCAAATACCATAGATATTTCATGGCCGGCCTGAAGAATCTGACGCATTGCCTCACGAAAGGTTAGAGTTAGACTCACCTCCCCTCGGCTCAAGGCAAGTGATTGCAGAGACAAATTTTCCTTCATTCCAAATCTGTGATGAAAGGGATCATACGCAGAAAATACTTGTTCGCTAGTAAGTTCACTACCCCAAATACTTTTTACCCAATGCACCTTATCAGAAGGAATTCCACGATTCTTAAAATGATTTTTCAAGGTCTCATAGCGTAGCGGCTCCTTCTCAGGATTACATAGCATATATATATGAGGAACCCAGTCCATTTACACCTTTCTATAATGATGGTTTAGACCACCCTTGTAAATCATTTGAAAGAATATAAGGGTCAATATAGTCACGAAATCCATGAAGCCATCGTATATCTCCTGTAAAAGAGTTGCCGATTCTTCCGCCTGTTCCTCCAGGGGTAAAAACTCCCGTTCCTCCAACTCCAGGAAGAGCAGAACCCTCAACTACAGAATAACTCCCAAGACATATTTTATCAGAAAACTTCGATTTCGACGGTGTATTAATATAAGGGAAGACATATGCGCCTGTATTATCGACTTGTCCCGATAATTTACAAAATTCTTTCTGTCGATTCACATCTTTACACAACTCATCGTATCCCATCGATATGCAGGAAAATGTACGAACTCCATTTATATCACCTATATATTGAATCGCTATATAATTCCATTCATTTATTAAGCAATTCAGTGTTATATGATTTCCTAGAGCAGAGAAATAGAAAGCATATTTCCCTTTTGCATATAGTAAGGAAAGACTCGTTTCTCCAAAATTAAATATACCTGCTTCATCAGGTGCAATTGCCGCTTTAGAAGCAATAAAGACCTTGGGACGCACAAGAAGTGTGATTGCCTTGAATGCAGTAAATCCAAATCTTGCCTTCGTAGACCAACGACTTGTGCTTATGAAACTCATATGCGGCAACTCTGAAGTATCAAATACAACTCCTGAATGTACAGTGTCAAATGAATAAACGGGTTGGCCGTCGCGAATAGCACATGATCCTCCCCATCGCTTTTCATAAAATCCCAGTTTATTCTTCTTTCTACACATTTCATATTGTAACCAAGGTGCTCTTATATCTTGGGTTGGATATATATCTTTATAAGGATTATTGGCGAAATTTAATATACAGCGGAAAAAGGGGTAATTTATAGTATTATACCATTTAATCATAAATACATTCTTTTTTTCAATAGGATATTCATTGCTTGTATATAAGCGAGGATTATTCTGATGTTTTGTAGCCCATGCGCCCCAATCCAAGGGGCTGGTTGTTTCAGTAGGATTATTATTAAAACCGACAATAAATCCACTCTGGGTGAGAATAGAAAAAGAGATTTTCTCAGTCTGAGGACGGTACTCAAAGGTCGTGAAAAAGGCAATATTTTCGTCAGATGGTAAGACATAACTCTTTAACTTCTGTGCATTGAATTCTGGAATTATTTTACTGTCTTGAAGCAAATTCAAATCGCAACGAAGAATTATAGGCGTTTCTTCTTCAAACCAGATCCAGACTGTTTCGGCACCATTTAGCTGAGGAGGCCGCACTGGAACTTCGCTGCTTTCCTTGTCCCCTTTGCCTTCTATAGGTTGAACTGGCACTGAATCCCCAGAAAATTCATATAGACATACTATAATAATGAATAATATAATCAATACTATATGTATGTTTCCTTCTTTCATAACTACAAGACAATTACAATATATCAGGACGTATAATACTTGTTGAGTCCATCTCTCTTACAATCACGCGTAAAACAACTTGCACTTGGTGGCTCTGATTGAGAAGACGACCAGAAGATGTTAGAGTATTAGCAAGGAAAGTTGTAATTGTATTTGGCACCAAAGTTCCAGGTACACTTGCATCAGAAATTTTTCCAAGTGCCGCTGTTGATGTTGCACCAGTGGTGGGATCGGAGAACTTTCCACGTAAGACGATATAATTACAGTAGCCCTGGCTATTTGATCCTACGGAAAACTGACTAAAAGCTCCACTACTATATCCTGTATCAACCACAATAAATCCCCCATCTTGCTCAATAAACTCTAAGAAATGCTGGATCTGTGCTAAAGCATCGCCAGTTGCATTTCCGAGCCATGATATATTTCTTATCATAATACGATCACCCGTTGTCACGGTTAAATGATTAAAGAATGTTGTGGTATTCAAGAAATAATAGGCGGCTGATGTTCCATTCTCAACTGTTGCATCATATCCATAAGGATTTGTTGCTGATGCGGCAATCTCTTTCGAACTACGAATTTGGTTAATATCAAGAATGTCAGGAATCGTGCTTACTAGAGTTCCATCAGGGCGTTCAAAACGAAAGGTTAGGCGTTGGATAGTGGCCAACGGAGTAGGAGAATAGGTTTTCTGGCATTTCATGAACTTAGGGATCATCGCCAGGTAGCCACGGGTATTTGAATTCGTCGTATCGTAAATCCAGTTTGCATCATATTGCAGAACACCAAAAGACGCAGTCAACCCCAGATTTGTTCCGTAATTATTATTCTCCAGCTCAGGGATGCGAACTTGAATAAAAGGGAAGCTCAGAACGTTAATATTATAGGGTGATGAATATGTGAATAAGCCACCGCCGGCGGGGTTATAACTGCGTGTTACAAGATTGTCGAGCGACTCGCCAGGCATGATTGCCTTTACCAGCTCAATGCGCACAATATTGCGGAATTTTGCAGTAGTCGCGGGAGTCATACGAAGACCTACAGGCATATTACTCGGATCGAAAGACACTGTAAAATTATAGCGTGTCTCGGTGGAGTTACTGATCCAGTCACGGTCACCACTGTATGCGAACAAATTCAACTCAGTTTCCTTATATTCCATTGACTGTGGCTCACGTGTTATGATCGTTTGCTGACGACTATTCATTGATTCGCGCCCGATATCACCAGGGGCAAGCGTAGAATTTCCTGCGTTTGCGTTTGCGTTTGCGTTTGCATTTGGCAGACGATTATAGGTGCGGTCAAGACTCTCGCGATCACCTAAAATGAGGGAACGCATATCGGGGGGCATAGGAAGATTCGCCTGACTCTCGGCAGCCGCAGCAGCACGTGCCTCAAGTTGTTTTCGCTCTATTTCAGCATATGCGGCCTCGGACTCTTCTTCTGCTCTTTTACGATCCCTTGAGTACCCATCGGTCGCCCGCACGAAATTTTGCATAGAAGGGCTTATGGATGCTGCTGCTGCTCCTCCTCCTCCTCCTCCAGGAGCATAGGCAGGAGCATAGGCAGAAGCAGAAGCAGAAGCAGAAGCAGAAGCAGCAGTTCTCTGCTGACGCGCAGCCTCTTCCTCTCTCTCCTGCTTGATGCGCTCGAAGGTGTCAATAGACACGGGACCCTCATCGGCCAGCGTCAAGCGGAAATCCTGCATCTCAGGAGCACGGGGTCTAGCATTAGCAGTTTGACGTCTTGCCTGCAGCTGGCTGAATGCCACGCCCACGTCAAGCTGCTCCTTCTGTCGCGGAGCATCGTCTTCTATAGCCATCATACTTGTCTGCGCGGATATAGGCGGTCCCGTTTCAATATCGGATATAACAGAACGCCCAGAAGTCCGGGTATTTCTTTCCATGTACATCATGTAATCAGGCAAAACAACCTGCAGAACTTCCTTATTTAGGGATGAGACAGGCGCACCATCCCCTTTTACACGGCTTACTTCAACCATATAGTGTTTTACAGTCTTCATTAGGCGAGTAGCCTCCTTTTCATTCAAATCGCCGCCTATACGCCGACATATATCGGTGTATAGGACACGTTGGAGCATTGCTTCATTTTTCGGACTAAAGAAATTCTCGGTCTGTGAAGACATTCTAACTATGTCGCAATATTCACATTGAGATCTTGTTGCCGCGGCCTTCAGCTCCTGAGTCGCTTCAGGTAGAAAACATCCAATCCCGCATATCTAACATAAAACGATCGGGGGGAGCACGACGACAGAATTTCAAAAATGGCTCTCCAGCCAACATTCTTTCAATAAAATACATGCTATACATACCACATTCTGAGTCTGAATACTGAAATCGCCTGCCATTCCATCCCAGACATATCTGCGGTTTCTGAATACCCAGCCATTGCATGAAAGCATATACTTGCTTCGGTGGCTTCATTCCATATGAATCAAAATAATAACATTTCTGTCGCCCAATATCTATAAAATTTGCCACCCAATGCGACCCACCCTTATAATGTGGATCCAAATTATAGACAATTCCTATATATTTCTTGCCTTTCATAGTCTCTTCATCCAAGTCCAAGGTACACATTTCGCCGATTAGACATTTATCATCGCCAGATGTATCATAAGGATCTCGCACGGCAAAATCAATGGGGTAGGGACCTAAGAATTTGAAATCGGGACGCGCCTCTTCATATTGATGCATAACGTCACGAATATTATTACTGTCGAGCCACATATCGGGGTCTTCTTTCCACTTGGGAGGCATAGCTGGACGTAGCCATTTATGTGCTAATTCCTTCTTCTCAATATCTGATAAAGGCAGGCTCATTAAAAATGAGCGTTGATGATTCGGATCCACCTTCAAATGAGACGCGAGGCTTTGTAGAATATTTCCAGAGTCTGCAGACAATCCGAGCTTCCGAGCAGACTCCTCTAACACAGATCGAGGGAGACAACCAATTGTTGGTCTATTCTTTACTCTCGGGTGACACTGATTAGGTCCTGGTGTCTTTTCCGTTTGTTTACGTTTTCTGGTGTGTCTGGTATGTCTGTTATGTCTGTTCTGTCTGCCTCTTCTTTTTGAATCTACCAGCACCATTCTAACTCTACGTACGAAACAGAATGGTGGCTACATCTGCAAATCCTATGAGTCGCAAACTAAACACTGATAAATATACCTGGATTCCTCTTATAGTAAATGTTTTATTACTATTTGTACTTTTAGGAGTTTATGTTTATCTTCATACAGACAGTCCTACAGTAAGCCAGGTTGGAAAGATGGGTTTATCTATGCATACAACGAAGTAGCGAATTTACCATGAACTTATACCGTCAAATATAAAATTTAAGAACGCCAGTTCTTAAATTTTATATTTTCGGACTGTCCGCGAATAATGTGAAGTATAAAGAATTTAAGACGACTGAGCGAAGTGAAGGAGCTCTTAAATTCGGTACTTCACGTTAGAGAGATGGAAAGTGTTGAGCAACCAGGAAAAATATCAATAACTCCGAGATACTCTACATTTGGTATTGTAATGTCTGTTATAGGAATAATTGTAGTTATTGTATCTCTTATATTACAATTCAGCGTGATTAATCACGGAACATCAAATCAATTAACAGTTGACGATCGTGTACGAACAAATATCATAAGTGTTTTAACCGGCGTGAGCGTTTTTGCAGTGGGCTTTGCTCTATGGCTTTTATTCACCAGAATCGCTAATAAATATTTGGCTGTCTTTCTCTTAGCATTTGCCAGTCTTTTTATCTCACAAATCGCTGTTGTGTTTTCCCTGTATCAAGTGACAGTAACGAAAGTCTAAGAGCATTTCAGAGAGATGGGTATGCTATATTATGGATTAATGTCAGTTGGTCTTCTTATGCTTTTTATACCCACTGTTATCGCAAATGCACAGAATTCAAAATTAAGTAGAGAACAATATTTGACCCAGATATTTATCCCGCAATTTATTGGAACGCTCTTATTATTCATAGGAATAATGGGAGCATATAAAGAAGTTACTGAGCCGATTGTTTGGCAGATATTAATATCGGTTGTTGCGGCTGGATCAATAGGCTATTCAATTACTGCAATCATGTTGAGTATGAATATTATGAGATGGCAGGCTTGAAGGCCTGCTAAAGAGCAAGCCTAGCGGCTTGCGCCCAAGCCAAAGGCTCAAGCCTCTCAGCTCTGCACAATAATCCCAATCACCCTGTGCTGCAACCGGCACCTCCCACTCCAATTACCATCAGGCGAATTTAAAAAACTAATCCCATGAATCTTAACAGCCACCCGAATTTTACACCCCACTGCCAAATCGTCAGGTGTGAAATTCGCATGCCACTTCCCATCCTTGAAAATAGGCACCCCCCTTATGCCATGAGCCAGGGCAGGACAATATAAATGAAGATGATTCTCCGTAAAAATAGGCTGAAAACCCCCTTTTACACTCTCCTTGCTATACTCGCTCTTGAACCAGCCATACTGGTGGTAGACAATAGCCCCAATCAGAGTATCCTGCAAGGTCTGCAACTTAATACAGGCCAAGTTTGTGCCAGACATATCCAAGACAAGCTTGCCAGATGACTGGGCATATTCCAGAATAGGCAGCGGCGGAAACAACAGACTCACAAAGGGAATGCGAAACTGAGTGCCAAAGTACGACAACGGCGCCATCGGTTTCTGCTCATATTCTCTCCTATGCTCTCTTGCCCATGGCGATCCAATATTGATATTTCCGATCTCCACTTTCTGAATAGGTAACTGCCATTCCATCTCCTCCTACACGACACATGCTGACACTGTTTAGACCAGCCCTAAAGAAGTAACACAATCATCCTCTAATAATGTCTCTCGGCCTATCTATTTGCTGGAGAGGACCTCCCGGATCCGGCAAACGAAAGGCTCTCCAAAATCAACTCCAACTTTGGGCAAAATCAATCGGCCAACTATATTGCATAAAACGCCAAAGCTGGAATGCTCCTCTCCAAGGTGGCGAAGTCACTGAGGACGATGCGGCCGATGAAGCCTCTGAAAAGGCACTCTTACCCATGGAAATCAGTATTCTACACTGGGGCTTTGACTGTGCCCGTATGTCATTGCAAGATAAGCAATACGTAAAATCCATTCTGGAACGATGGGGCAGGGGCAGCCAAGTCCTATCGTCAGGACATAGTCAGCGCTGTCTCGTTTTCTATCATGCTCATCTCTTGAGCAGCGAATCTGTCCTCTTCCTCCAGGCATTCTTAGAGGAAAATTATCAGGACACTGTGCTCTGGCTGACGAGTGAACATCCTCTTTCACCGCGTCTAGCCGATTGGTGCATTGAGCTCCCAGTTGTATCGGCAACTGATCTTTCACTCGAGCATCTATTGAAAAACGCGCCGCCTAATTCAAAGGCGTCATCAATTCTCACACCTGAGCAGGAAATTGTGACAATATATAAGCGCTGGCTCGAGACCCCGCCGAAACTCTCAGATGTCAAGGAAATCCGTGCAATTGTCTATGGGCTCCTCCATCGAAACATTCGCTGGACAGACGGATTCCATCAATGGATGTTTGCTCTTGATCTACTCCCTCTTACACAAGACCAGCGAAAATCCCTGTCACTCATCTGCATTCAGCAACCATTTACG